TTTGAAATTAAGAACCATTAAAATATTATAAATAGAAACGAAAAACCCCACTTTTTACAGTGGGGTTTATTTTTTAAGTTTCTACTGAACCAAGTTCATCTATTTTGTTTAACATATCGTTGAATGTTTTAAACAAATGTTTTAAATCATTGATTAATAAAACATAATCATCATCTGTTTTATATACTTTGAAAGTATAATCGTCCATGTGCCTTTGATTTTTTACTTTTAAAATCATTCTAGCATCACCTTCTGGTTCAAATCCCATTCCATATAACATGTCTATTTCTTTCCAATCCCAACCATTTGGGTGATCAATATCATTTATCTTGTATTCTTTTTCTTCGTTTTCTTTTGTAATGAATGATTTTAAATGTGTCATAATTAATTATTTATTTTGATTGCGTCTTTTATGAAACTATACAATTCATTTTTAATTTCACCTTCTCCAGTATCATTTGTAATTGGATCAGACAATTTATAACGAACTTCGGCAGAAGGTTTATCAAAATCATCTTCATTTTCATATGGTGTATACCATACGCCGTATTTAAAAGAATTCTTAGTATCATCTTCTTCATTTGTCAATTTTTTAATGACGAATTTAATTGTATTTTCGTTGAATTCTTTATCAAAACTTAATTCCATACCAGATCCTGCATTTTTATTATTTACAGGTCCAGTTATTTCTGCAATCTTTGCAACTTCAAATGGTTTAAAATCAAGTCCTTGATTTTTATTTAATTCATCTCTAAACTTAACATTCTTTTTATTAAGTTCTGATGTTTCATTAATGGTATTTGCGAATGATTTACGAAAGATTTCTTTCAATTTTGTTCGTATTTCATTCTTTTTTGAATCTGGTATATTTGCATGTAATGCTGCTAAATATCGTTTAACACTGCCTTTAGTACATCCCATTTTTTTACCAGTATCTGTATTAAAGATACATTTTCCTACAATTTTATATGGCATAATAGTATAAATATCAATAATTTTTAATACTTTCATTTTTTTATTTATATTTATTTAATAGTAATACGACATTTCCTTTGTCGCAACATATAATTTAATAATCTTCATTGAAGTTCATGTATTCTAAATAACTTCACCTAAATAAGGAAAAACAAATATGTCAAATCTATTAAAAGAAGCTATTGCTGACGCTAAAGCTGTACGTGCTACAGCACTCGCAAACGCAAAAGCAGCGTTGGAAGAAGCATTCCAACCAAAGTTAGAAGCTATGTTAGCTGAAAAATTAAAAAACGAAATTTCTGACGGTGAATATGGTTCAGATGAATCATCTGAAACAATGCCAATGGATATGTCCACATCAGATGATGCAATGGATGAAAGAATGCAAATATCGGATGATGAATTAAATGAAATTCTCGCAGAATTAGAAGGTGAATTGGATGAAGCCGGTCAAGTTGATCCAAATGTTCCTGTAGCACCAGCACCTGCTCCAGTTGACCCAATGGCTCAAGCACCTGCTCCAGTAGCACCTGCTCCAGTAGCACCTGCTCCAGTTGATCCAATGGCCGTAGCACCTGCTCCAGTTGATCCAATGGCTCAAGCTCCAGTTGCTGAAGGAGATGACGGAGATGAAATGGTTGATTTACAAGAACTTCTTGATTCCTTGAATGATGATGAATCCGCCGGTGAAGAAATCACTGAAGGTGAAGAAGAAGACGAAGAACCAGTTGACGAAAAGATTGAAGATGCAGAGGTTGTTGAATCTCTTCAATCTGAATTGAACGAAGCTATGTCTACTGTTCAATATCTACGTGATCAACTAAACGAAGTTAATTTGTTGAATGCTAAATTGCTATATACAAATAAACTATTTAATACCTTTAACCTCGACCAAAAGCAAAAACTTAAGGTTGTGGAAACGTTCGACTTGGCTAAGTCCATCCGTGAAGTCAAGTTGAGTTATACAATTTTGTCCGAATCATATAGTTTAGGTGGATCAGTTGTCAAGAAAACTAATACAACTGCGAAAACAATCACCGAAGGTTTGGCAAGTAAACCAGTTGCATCAACAGCTCCTAAAAAGGAATTGATTGTAGAAAACAGCAACGTGATGGCTTTAAGATTCCAAAAACTCGCCGGAATTAAGAAGTAAAAGTAAGGTGAGTAAAAACTAACTATAAAATAAATTCAAAATATGAGTGATATTAAATCATTATTGACAAACAATATGAATCCACAGGCTAAGTTGATGACTGAAACCCGTGGATTACAAAACAAATGGGACAAGACTGGTCTTCTTGAAGGACTAAACGGTGTTGATAAAGCACACATGTCCATCTTGCTTGAAAACCAAGCACAACAATTGTTAAACGAAGCTACCGCCACTGGTACTTCTGCTAACAGTGAACAATGGGCAGGCGTAGCTCTCCCACTTGTTCGTCGTGTATTCGCTGAAATCTCCGCTAAGGAATTCGTTTCAGTACAACCAATGAATCTACCATCTGGTCTAATCTTCTATCTAGACTTCAAGTATGGTACTACCCGTGGTGGTCTTCCAGGCCAAAACGGTTATAACGGTCAATCATTATTCGGTGGTACAGGACTAAAACTTGGTTCTACCGATACTGCTGCAAACGGTCTATACGGTGTAGGTCGTTATGCTTATACCGAAAACTTCACTTCTTCAGTATTAGCATTTACAACTGGATCTGTAACTTTAAGTGATCTAGATATGGATTCTACTTATAGTTCCAGTACAGTTTCATTTACTGGTACTAAAGTACTCGTAAATGTTGGTGATAATGGTGCAAGAATCGACTTGAATGCAGTAAGAAGTTTCACATTTGCAAGTGGTTCATTGGCCCAAACAGGATTTATTAATGAATTGACTAAGGTATATAATACTGGATCTCTCACATCTCCATATTATAGAATTCAATTCGTATATTCAGGTTCCGGTGTTGCTGTCGGTGCAGGAACAGGAACATTGACTTACACAGTACAACCTACTGATAGTACCCGTGGTGATTTCGAAGACACAAATCCATTCAAGGGATCTGCCGGTGGTACTTCTGGTATTAACCAAGGTACTGATATCAACATTCCAGAAGTTAACTTGGAACTTAAGAGCGAACCAATCGTTGCTAAGACACGTAAGTTAAAGGCAGTCTGGACTCCAGAATTAGCACAAGACTTGAATGCTTACCATAGCATTGATGCAGAAGCAGAATTGACTGCTCTCTTGAGTGAATATGTATCAATGGAAATTGATCTTGAAATCATGGACATGTTGATTACTGCTGCTCCATCATTGACAACTGAAGCATGGTCCGCAGTAATTGGCAGAGACATCATTAAGGGTGCAAATGATAGTGCAGGTTTACCAACCTTTACTGTAAACAACGATTCAACCAATCGTACTGCTTACGTAAAGAGCACTTGGTTCTCAACACTTGGTAACAAGATCCAAAAGGTATCTAACAAGATTCACCAATTGACTCTTCGTGGTGGTGCAAACTTCTTGGTCGTAGGACCAGACGTAGCAACCATCTTGGAATCAATCCCAGGATATGTTGTTAACACTGACGGTGATAGTGCTAAGTTCGCAATGGGTGTAAGTCGTGTTGGTAGCTTCGCAAGTCGCTTCCAAGTCTACAAGAACCCATACATGCAAGAAAACACCATCTTGATGGGCTTCCGTGGAAATAACTTCCTCGAAACAGGCGCAGTATATGCTCCATACATCCCACTCGTACAAACTCCATTGGTATACGATCCAGTCAATTTCACCCCACGTCGTGGAGTATTGACTCGTTATGCTAAGAAAGTCGTTAGACCCGAATTCTACGGCAAGATATATGTAGCTGATTTAGATCAGATCTAAGCTTAACCGATATAGATTAAACAATGACCCCGGCAGAAATGCCGGGGTTTTTTATTTTTAAATTCTATTTATATAGTATGATATATTTGAGTGACATTGTGGATGCTATTGTTGAAAAGAGTGAACCAATGAATTTGGTTAAAGAAGTTGGTATTAGTGATAGATTGAAGTATCATTTGGATAATAGATTAACATTGGAACAAAATGTTTTTAGAATTTACAGTGAATCATATTTTAAATTGGTTAATGAAGTTCGTGGTTTGTATAATGATGACGCAATTGAATTAAATGATGATGATTTAGATATTGTAGAAAGTGATCTTGGTATAAAATCTATTTATGATGGACGAGAAGTATTTTTAGATGCGCCAATTGAATTGGAACACAATGAATGTCTAAATGAAGCAAAACACAGAGGTAGAACTGTACATCTTAGTAGACCATTTAGAACTCCAGGAGGACCGAAGAAATTTGCTGTATATGTTAGATCAAAAGCAGGAAAAATAAAGAAAGTTACATTTGGTGATCCTAACATGCGAATACGAGTAAGCAGTAAATCTAGACGGAAAAGTTTTAGAGCAAGACACAAATGTGATCAAAAGAAAGATAGAACCACTGCCGGATATTGGAGTTGTAGAAATTGGTAATAAATGAAATGGTTATTTAAAAGTTAAAATAACAAAATTATAGTTTATGGCTACAAAATATTCACCGAAAATAATTACAAATGGATTGGTATTATCACTTGATGCTGCTAATAATAAAAGTTATCCTAGATCAGGTACTACATGGACCGATTTAAGCGGCAATAACAATACAGGCACATTAACCAATGGTCCTACATTTAGCGCTGGTAATCAAGGAAGTATATCATTTGATGGTACCGATGATTATGTAACATCACCATCTTCTAATTCTTTTGCGTTTGGCACAGGGGATTTTACTTTAGAAATATGGATATACCCACAAAGTTTTTCTACTTACCTACATATGATTTCTTTGCCGGCGCAATCAACATTTGGGCTTAAAGCAGATGTCTCCAACGGTGTGATATATTTTTATTCTCCATCGTTTGATACGTATGGATTTACTAGTGGATGGACTTTATCTCTAAATACTTGGAATTGTGTGGTTTTTAAAAGAGAATCTTCAACAGCCTATGCATTTTTAAATGGTGTATCAAAAGGTTCAAAGTCCGGGTTCACTAATAATTTCACATCTCAAATTTTAAATATTCATTATGGTCACCCAACTGAATGGGCACAGTGTAGAATATCAAGAGTATCTATATACAACAGATCATTAACCGCCGCTGAAGTATTGCAGAACTATAATGCTACTAAA